TTACTGGTTTTCAGTCGATTATTCGGCTGCGACAGATAAGCTATCCTGGAAGTACTCCGGTGCGATTCTAGATCGTCTCATTTGCGATTTACCCTTGGGTCTTCAAAACATTGCTCGACGCGTTATTGGCCCTCATTCCCTATATTATCCGACTTCCAAAGATCGAACTGTAGGTGAAATGAGAGGAACCATGACGCGCGGGCAACTCATGGGCTCAGTTCTTTCCTTTCCTCTTCTTTGTCTTGCTAACCTTGGCGTTTATCTTGATACCGTTCGGCCCCTCGGGCGTTCGATTGGACATGATTTACGCTCCGTTCTTGTCAATGGTGACGATATGCTTTATTGCGCACCGTCATCTTTTTGGGACAAGCACGTGGATACTGGTAGAGCAGTTGGTCTTGAGATGTCTCCTGGTAAGTCATACTTCCATCAGACGTATCTCAACATCAACTCAATCAGTTTCCATTGGGATTTAACAAGGAATTCGCAGTGTCGCAGGATTGATTTCCTGAACACTGGCCTATTCTTTGGGCAACATAAAGTGCAGAATAGGGAAACTGCAGCCAGCCATCATGAACAAAGCTCCTTTGCAGCATGCATCGATGAGCTCATGAAAGGCTGTTTTAGACAGAAAAGCCAGATTCTTGCTCGCTACCTGCGTCTCCATAAGGAGGACGTTCAGAGGGAGACCGCCGCCTTTGTCCGCAAGGACGGGCGCCGTTATCCTTTCAGTAGGAATCTTTTCCTAGCTCCCGAATACGGAGGACTAGGAGTCGCACATGTAGAGGGTTTTCGATACTCCATAACCAAATTCCAAAAGTTGGTTGCGGGGTCCAAAATCTTTTCTGACATAGCGCAAGGCTTCTGCCTGAACCAAGGGTTGCCTCTTCTTGGTTGGGAGCCACAGAGGTACGAGGAAGTGCCCTGTGTGCCCTGGAGGGGGAGAGACGTGGAACGGGAGGTACCGGTTTATTTTGTTCAACCGGTTATGACAATGTCATTGGCCAAGCATCTGTTAGCTCGCTACAGGTTTGGTTTTATCCGCTCCGTTCCATGTCGTTTCTACGAGGAGTAGACTCCCGGGACATTAAAGAATCAGCCATAGAGAAAGGACCACTACCTGCAGTAGGTTAGTGCTTCTCATGGTTTGATGGGGTCTTTGAGTGTAAACGTCCCAAAACGGTGCAATTCTTTCTCTACGTCCGCTTTCCTCAATGCTGTAGACCGCCCTCGGGTGGTAAAGGCCTTAATGGTTCTACGGTTCTTTGATAGCGTAATTAATTGACGAATGAGACGGATTGCTTAATAGTTCCGTGCTAAATGGTGCTTCTATCGTTTGACTAAAGATATGGTCGGTGGCTGTTGATTACCCATGGATCTCTCCTGGTTAACGCTCTCACTCTTCGGAGTCCGGCGTCCCTGGAGGGGTACTACTTGGCGTCTTCCTGGCCGTACCATTTTCTGGTCTCGATTATTGAATCCCTAAATGCCGAGAGACTGCACGGGCGACGGATGGTCGTGTTCTGAGTATTGTAAGCTATGCGTCCTATTCAACATAAATAGTTGTAGACTAACGTAAGCCGTGTAATACTAGTTAACTTCACCATCTTGTTCTCAGAGATGTACAGTCCCCTTATGAATCAGGGGTATCCCATACATGATTCCAAAGAATAAAAGCGCCAAGGTAGCTGCGCAGAACGCTACCAAACAAAAGAAGAAACGACCTCAATCTGAGGCCGGTCCACGTCTTGCCAACGCGCCAGGTCGGGGTCCGCTCATGCGAGCTCCCACAAACCAGGCACGAGTCGACAGGTACTCACCTCCTACCGTTAGAACAGAAGCCAATGGCGACTGTTTCATTGAGTATAGGGAGTATATGGGTGATATCGCTGGTGCGGTAAATTTTACCACATCGAGCTTTACCATCAATCCTGCCTTGGCTAGTACGTTCCCTTGGTTGGCCGCCATTGCTGCTCGATATGAAGCCTACATCTTCGAAAGCTTAGCTTTTGAGTTTGAGACTGAATCCGCATCAACGACGACCGGCACCGTTCTCTTGGTTGTCGATTACGATACCTCGAACCAGGGGTCACCTCCTGCAACAAAGCAGCAGGCTATGACCTTTCGTGCGAAGTCTCGTTCGGCACCATGGGAGGAGAATCAGCTTGTCTGTGAGCGAGAGGATTTGCATAAGTTCAAGACTTATACTTGTCGTCTCACCGGGACATCTGTTTCCGCTGACGCCTCCAAGACTTTTGACACCGGTATCCTGTACGCTTGCGTGCAGGGCCAGGCCAATAGTAGCGCCGTCGGGGAGTTGTACACTCGTTACCGTGTCCGTCTTATGACGCCTACGGCTGCAAACTTGGCATATGATTTGTCTCGTTTCGCTGAGTACACGGGAGTTTCTAACTCTGCTCCATTCGCCGTGACAAACTTGAACAACCTTCCCTTGCAGTCTGGTCCTGTTTCGACAGGTACTACGACATCCGTTACAACGTTTACGTTTAACGGTGCTTGGGCTGGTCTTGTTGTCGCGAATTACGCGGGTACTGTTCTGACGAACAACGTTCTAACTGGCACTGCCAGCACAAAGACGTTGATCGCTCAGGACATTATCAGCGGTGCGACCTTGGGTCTCAATGCATGGATAGTCAACGCATCAGCAGGGCAGACACTGATCTTTACGATCAGTAATACTACCTTGTCTTCGTGTGTTACCTATTTTGCACAGGG